GACTAGTTTAATAATGAAACAAGGAGAAGCAAAAACGATAACATTCACTGTAACAGATAGTGACGCAGCAGCAGTGGATTGTAGCAGTACAACTTGTAGTTTTCAAGTAGTACTAACAAAAGGGGCAACACCAGTTATAACAAAAGCTGATGGTGACTTCGATAAAACAGATGCTGCAACCGGGATACTCACAATAGATATATCCGACACTGAAAGCGATATTACATCACAATTCTATATAGGAGAATTAGGAATAACATTCACTGCTAGTAATATTGATAAAAGTGAAGACATAAAATTCATAATAGATGAAGCAGTATAAAATGAATAGACAAGATATTGAGAGGTTGAGCAATTTGGAAGTAGAAATAAAGAATTTAGATAAACAATTATCAAGTCATTGCAAAGAACAAAGAAAAGATTTTGATAAAGTCTTCAATAAACTCGACGCTCTTGACGGAAAATTTGCTAGTAAATGGGTTGAGAAAGTAACAATAGGAATAATAGGGACAGTGATTGCTGGTATAGCATTATTAGTAATACAATTAATATGAATAATTCAAAACAAGCTTATGAAAAACATGAGAACCTTGTTGACTTAATATATAAAGATTTAAGGGGTAGGAATTATAAGACACAAGGAATAGGGAGACATGTTAATTATGGTGTTAGATACCATAAAATTATTGGTGAAATAGATATTGTTCAATACTCACATTTAACTAATGGTAGACACTATTTTATATTACATGAAGTAAAAGGAACATATAGGCAAACAAAAAAAGCTTATAAACAATTAAGGAGAGCTTATCAGTATATGTTAAGAGAGCATCACGATAAGAATATTAAAGTTTTTTGTATGTTAGAAAGAGGTAATAGTCGTGATTCAGAAGGGAGAGTTTATGATACAAAATGGTTAACAAAAAAGGAATTGAAGATAAGGTAGAATCCGTAAGCGAAGATGAATTCCTTTTTCAAATAGAGAAAATGTTAACTAAGATTAATAAACAAAAAAGGAAGTACATAAATGTTGTTAATAAAATATATGAACATAAATCTTTCGGCTTCGCTGTTAATTATTATTATAATCACACACAAAAAAAGTATGAATGTGATTTTATTAAGAAAGGTAAGATTGGGTTTGAACAAAACAAAATATAGTATTATATAATACTGATAAAAAGTTTTATATATACTAAATTATATATTTTGTAATATATAATAAAAAATAAAAAAGATGATAAATTCTAAAGGTGATAATAAATGAAAAACATAAAATTTGAGTACCAAGTACCAATACAATCAAAAACTAATTCTGATAATGACTTCATAATAAGTGGAGTAGCAATAAATGCAACAACAACAAGAAATGGACACGTATTCTTAGCAGAAGAACTACAAAAAAGTGCGAAAACGCTAAGAAACAAACCATTACTAAAAGACCACAATAACAGTGTGGAATCAATAGTTGGAAGAGTAACAAATAATGTTTCTTTTAATAATGAAAAAGAACAAGTCTTATTTGACGCAAGAGTAATGGACAAAATAATGCAAGAAAAGATATCTCAAGGATTAATAAACAGTGTAAGTGTAGGAGCAATAGTGAAAGAGGTAGAATATGATGACAAAGATGAAACAAAAGAGATACTAAGAGGAATAGAGTTCTTAGAACTAAGCTTGGTAGCAGTACCAGCAGATGAAGGAGCAACATTCGCAACAGCGATAGCGGAGAGTCTAAAAATGAGTGAACCAAAAATAGAAATAAGACAACATAATAAGGAGGAAGAAAAAATGAGTGAAGACACAAATATTCTTCAAGAAGAAAATGATTCTCTTAAAAAAGAATTACAAGACTACAAAGACAACGAGGCAGTGACAAAAGCAGAGGAAGAAAAAGTTAAGTTAAAAGAGGATATCAAAAAAGAGATACTTAATGACTTAGTTAAAAAAGAATCAGAAGAAATCGAGGAAGAAGAACCAGAAACAGAAACTGAAACAGTTGAGGAACCTACAGAAGAAGTAGAAGAACCAGCAGAAACAGAAGAAGTTCCTGAAGAAGAATCAGAACCAGTAGAAGGTGAAGAAAAAATGAAAGGAAAAGTAAACAATGAAACAGTTGAGACAGAAATAGATGACTCATTTGTTTTCGAAACAAGCGGTAAAGGAGCAACTTTTTTTAAAGAAAAAATTGATAATCCAAGATTCGCAAGAGATTAAAAATAGGAGGAATGAAATAAAATGGCAGGAGAAATAGGAAACCCATTAGGGTATGTTCCAGTTTTTGATGGTGGAGACCCAGGAATTGTAACAGTAGTTGCTAATGCAGTAATAAGTGGTGGAGCACCAGTATATTTTAGTGGAGCAGACGGAAACGTGGGTTCACAAACTGAGAGCTTTGCATATACCGATATTATAGCATTAACAGGTGGTAGTGAATTATTATTTAATGGTGTAGCAATAGCTACAGCAGCAAGTGGAGCACCAGTAGCAGTTGCAACAAAAGGTGTAATAATCGGTGTAGCAGTTGGAGCAGTAACTTCAGGAAGAAGAGTTATGGTTCTTGACGGTGGATTTATAGATATTGGAAGTGCAGCATTAGATGCTAATGGTGTATGGGCAGAAAAAGGTTGTGGAAGAGCAATGAGTAGTGCAGGAAGTGAAGAATTCGCACTAATTCAATTGAATCCATAATTAGAGGTGAAGAAGAATGAGTGATTATAAAAACATAAAAGAATTACTAAGTACAGATTTAGGTACTGAAGGACAATTATTGATTGTAAGAAAAATTTACGATACCTTAATTGACGAAGCAAGCAAGAAATTAATTCCACGAAGTGAGGCAGCACTTTACTTTGGTCCAGGACAAATTCCGGGTTCAAGTATAGATGTTGATTTAGAAACACCTAACAAAATGGATGTTAGACTTGTTGGTGAAGGAGCAGAAGTACCACTTGACGAATCAGAATATGAAACATTTAATGTTAAACCTGATAAGTATGGTGTAGCAATAAGAATTACTAGAGAAATAATTGAAGATAGTAAATGGAGTTTATTAGCAAGAAATATTGGGACTGCTGGTAAAAGATTTGCTGAGAATGAGAATTCTTTAATAATTAGTCAATCACTTGACAACGCTACTAACACTGTTTCTGGTGGTGTAGCAATTACTATTGCTAATATTACTAGAGCAATGCAGTACTTGGAAGATAGTGATTATGAAGGTACAAGTATAATTGTGGGTAATGAAGTATTAAATGATATTAGAAATATTGACACTTTTGTTGAATATAATAAGTCAGGCGATACTGAGATGTTAAAGAATGGTTTTAGAGGAAACATTTATGGACTTAATGTTATAAGAGTTTCAACTAATGCTGGTATGACAACTACAAGTGCTTACATATATGACAAGGACAATGCGTTTTTGATTGCTGAGAAGAGACCTATAAGTATTGAGAAGGTAATGTTACCTAGTTTTGATATGGAAGGAGCAGTTCTTACTCAAAGAATCAGAACAAGACATTTGAGAGCTTCAGCAATTGCTAAGATTACGACTAGTTAATACTAGTCATTTTTTTTATTTTTTTTTAATATTAAATTATAGGTGAAATAAAGATGGCAAAATATAAAAAGAAAGATAAAAAAATTATTGATGAACCAATCATAGAAGAAAAAGAAGAAATAATTATGAAACCAATTATTAAAAAACCGATAATAGGAACTCTTTGCCCAAAATGTGGAACAATAATGATTCAAAATGGTGGAGGACCAAGTAATTATAAAGATTATAAGTGCCCAAAATGTGGTGCTGGTCTATCTAAGAGGTAAAAAATAAAATGGCAACAACAACAGGAAGCACAGTATTAGGAACAGTACCAGGATTACCAGAGCATTTAGGTGGTGGAGCATCAATGATGTTCGTTATTGGTAACCCGTCAGGAATAGTTAGTGGTTTCGAACCAGGAGCAAGAGCTGCTTGTGGTGAAAGCGGTAATGTTATAGCTTATGATACAGCTAATAATCAATATTACATGCACGAAGGCGGAACAGCTAATGCTTTATGGGTAAAACTTGGTAGTGTAGCTTAAATAAAATGGTTTGGAGCACGGGTTCAGTAGCGGATATAGTATATGATAGAATAGATAATATTAGTAGTAGTGTTAGTGGTAACCTTTTACAATTAAGTGATGAAGCAAGAATAGATCTTGCTAATTATTTAAACACTACTATCACTAATGATAATATTGTTGAAACTTATCAACCAGTACTTGTCGCTTGCACTATGAGTAGTGCTCTTAGTGAACAAGAACTTGAAGGAGTGGATGCTAGTTCATACAAGCTTGGTGACTTAGATGTTAAAAAAGGTGGTGATAGTAATATTAGCAACACAATCACTTTTTGGAACAATAAATGCACATTATTAAAGAAAGACTTAGCAAAAAAGGTTGGTCGTTCAATAACAAAAATGTATAAGGTGAATGGATAAATGAAAGAAATATTATATATTGGACCAAACAATCCAAGAGAAAAACTTAATATTAAAGAAAGATATGTTAAAGATTTGATTAAAACTGGTTTATATGAAGAAGTAGACAATAACGTTTTTAAACAAAACAAAACCGAATTAAAAAAATTGAAAGACTTAAAAAAGTTGAACAGAGATGAACAAGAAGAAATTCTTGATAACAAAAACGTTGATTATTCATATAAAGATAATGAAAATGATTTAATTGAAAAAATTATTGAATCTTAAAAACAGTTTTTTATACTCAAAGAATTTAGAAATCAATGAGAAAGGGTTAAATTAGTGAAGATGGTGAATCCAACAGCGTTACGAACAGATTTTAACAATATTGTTAATGAGAATGGAGTAATTTGTAGGATTCGCTATTTTAACCCTGTTTTTACATCGGGAACTTATGATGATGATATTGATTTATTCGTGTCAGGTGACACGTGGACTAGTGGTTTAAGACAACCTATGGATAAAGCTTATGGTGGTAAAGAAGCTGTATTATTAGAACAAGGACTTGTCAGTATTAATGATTCAAAACTTTATATTCAAGGAAGTATTGATATGAGTGGAACACTTAAAATAATGATTGGTTCACCAACAGGAGATAATTATCAAGTGATTAATGATGCTGGTGTTATTGAATGGAACATTAATGAGACACCTATATATAAGAAGGTGTATATTAGAAGGTTAGAGACAGGTAGTTTTTATGGCGAATAATACTAGTGTTAAAATAGAAGGAATAAAAGAAACCAATAAATACTTAAATTCAAAACAAAAAATAATTAAAAGAAATGTTGGTGTTGCTATGATAAAAATCGGTTTATTTATGGAACGTGAAGTAAAAGAAAGCATTGCTGGACATAAAGCTGAACCAACAAGTGTTGACACCGGACAATTTTTATCAAGTGTTGCAAGTACAAATAATGAAACATCAGCCACTATAACAAGTAATGCTACTTATTCAGGCTATCTTGAACATGGAACAAGTAAATTACCAGCAAGACATCATTTTAATAATAGTTTATCAAGAAATAAAACAAAAATAAGAAATTATATACAAAAAGAAATTAAGACATCATTATAAAAGCGATTATAATGATTTATTTCCAAGCGAGGATGAAATAAAATGACTGTAAGCACAGCAACAGTAATAAGTGATACTGTACTATTTTTACGAAACAATTTACGTAATAATATAACTGACCCTATTGAAAGAAAAACTAATTGGATTTTAACATCTTATCCTAAAAAAGCAGTATCATACCCAATAATTACTATAAAGAATAGTAATCTTGAATTCTCAGAAAGACTTGGAATGAACCAAGAAAAATATTTAGTCACACTAGACTTAGAAATAAGAGTGTGGGCTAGAAACGAGATAGAAAGAGATTCATTATCACAATCAATAATAACTTATCTTAACTCAAACCAGTTCCCTTACACTACAAGTGAAACAAGTAGTAATATGGAATTGCACGATTTAAGAGTTAATAACGTTATTGACATCGACGAGATTAAAGGCATAGGAGGAGCAGTTCAAACCGTGCTAAGTAAAATCATAAGTATTACATATAAATACTTATACGGATTTAATTAAATGTTTTATAACAAATTTTGTAAATGTGGATGTGGGAAAAGGATAGAAAAAAAGGAGTATCATAAAAAATATGGTATTCCAGATTATATTAGTGGGCATAATATTTCAAATCCAAGTAAACAAATAATTGTTAAATGTAAAGAATGCGGAAAAGAAATTAAATCAAGTCCAAATAAAATAAGACAATTTTGTAATGGAAGTTGTAAAAATAAATATTCATGGAAACAACCGAAATATAAAGAAAAATTAAGAAAATCACATTTAGGTCAAATTCCTTGGAATAAAAATACAGTCAAAAAATATATAAAATATTGTAAAACATGTAATAAAAAAATAATTACAAAAAGAAAAAATCAAATATATTGTTGTTTAAGATGTGTAGGTTTAGATATGTCAGAAAAAACAAAAAACAAAATTAGAGTATCAGCTCTTAATTATTTAAAAAATACTCGTAATATTCCATATCCTTGTATTGGTAGATATGAAACACAAATACTTGATTATCTAGAAAATATTTGGGATTGTAAAATTGAGAGGCAATATAAAAGTAACGGTTATTTTATTGATGGTTATTGTCCAATGTTAAATTTGGCAATTGAAATAGATGAGCCGCAACATAAAAAGAAAAAGAAAATGGAAAAAGATTTAAAAAGAGAAAAAAATATTCAGGAAAACTTACATTGTAGTTTTTTAAGAATATCAATAGAGGTGTAATAAAATGTGTGGACAATTTATGAGTGATTTAAACCGAGTAGGGTTTTATTTCACAAGTGGAACATACGCTAACCCAACTGGAACAACACTTCAAAACTTTGGGCTTGTTCAAAATCATGAACCTGATGAAACGGTTAATATTGAACAAGTAAGATATACAGGAGCAGATTCTTTAAATGTAGGACAACAAGTTACTACAAGTAAGGATTATACTGGAACCGTGTCTTATTATCCACAAGATTTTAAAGCGTTTTGGTTTGCGTTAGGAAGTATAAGTGATACAAGTGGTACAATAAGTACTCATGTTATCAAAGAAACAGATAGTAATGAAGGTAACATTTATGTTAGTGGAGCAGGAAAATGTGGTGACCTTATAGACTTTAACGTTTATGATGCACACAGGTGCAATCCAACAGGTGGAAACTGGATAAGACAATACAATGGAGCTAAAATTGATAGTTTAAGTATTACTGGTAACGAGGGAGGATTACTTAGTTGTGACCTTAATTACACAGCACAAACAGTAACAGATACGAGTGGTGCAAGTGCAGTAATAACACCTAGTACTACTAGACCTTTCGTGTTCAGCGATTGTTTACTCACACTTCCTAGTGGAACAGCAGTTGATGAAATGATAAGTTTTACTTGGAGCGTGACTAATGATTATAAGAAGAGACATTATGGTAATGGTAGTGAAGTAATAAGTGAACCTAAAAGATTAAAAAGAAGTTATGCTTTTGATTTTAATATTGATGAAAACACTACTCATAGAAAAACTTTTTATGAAACATACTTTCAAGGTGGAAGCACTTTTAATTGTATGCTTCAAATAGGAACACCAGCTGCAAGAAAAGCTTTTATTATTATGAGTGGTTGTAGAATGGCTGATGATGGAGTAGCAACTCCTAATGAAGGAGCTAATGAGGAATCAATAACTATTATACCACAAACTTGTAGTATTAATGTTAGTGATGTTATAGCAAGTTACACAGCTTGGTAATTTTTTTATTTTTTTTTTTATTAATTAATTATTAATATATGGAGGAATGATACAATGAGTAATTTTTTAGAAAAAAATAATGAAATATTATTTGAACGGGACGAAAATGAAAAATTAATTCCTGAAATAATAATACTTAATACAAAAAAACAAGAAAAGATAAGAGGTACACCTATTGTTAGAGGAGAATTAAAAAGGATTTTAAATAATAATCCTGAAGAAACAAGTAAGGATACTGATAAAGAAATAATATTAAATCATTGTATCGAACCAAAGTTTACAGAAAAAGAAGTTGATGTAATGAAACCTTATATGGTTACAGCTATTGTTACTGGAATATTTAAGATTAGTGGACTTAAAGAAGGTGGCTTATCAGAGAAGGAAGCAATCTTAAAAAAAAAATCTATAAGTCCCAATACACCAAATTAATACTTTTTTTGCATGAACAAGGATACACTTTTTTTAATATTAATAAGTTAACATATCAAGAGATTGATTTATTAATTAGAGCTTTTAATACTAAACAAAAAGATTTAGAAAGAGCAATGAAAAGAAATAAGAAAAAATATAGAAGATAAATAAAAATGGTTTCGTTAGGTGGAATAGGGGCTGGTATGGCTGGTGGAGCAACTGTTGCTATAATTATTAAAGCAGTTGATAACTATAGTAAAGGTTTAAAGGGTGCTACAAAAGCTTTAGATAAATTTAAGAAACTTGGAGCAGCTGTTGCTAAAGTTTATGCTATAGGTGTAGCTGGAGCTTTCATGTTAGGTGTTAAAAACGCTGTTAGAGAAGAAAAAGCTGTTGCTAAACTTACTCAACAATTAAAAAATCATAATCAGGCTAGTAAAGAAAATATTGATTCATTAACAGAAGTAGCTTATGCTTTACAAAAACTTACTGGGTTTGCTGATGACCAAATAATTGCTGGTCAAGCAATGCTTGCTAGTTTTAGTTTAACAACTGAACAAGTTAGAAAATTAACACCTCATCTTCTTAACCTTGCTGTAATGAGTGAAAACGCTTCTGGACAACAAGCAGACCTTGCTACTACTGCTAAAATGGTTGGAATAGCACTTGGTGGGCAACCTGGAATGCTTACTAAAATGGGTATTAAATTATCAGAAGTACAAAAAGAAATGTTAAAAGTTGCTAATGAAACTGAAAAAATAAATGTTTTAATGGAAATTTTTGAGGAGAATGCTGGTGGTTTAGCTGTAGCAGTTGGTGATACTCTTACTGGTAAAGTTAATATTCTTAAAAATGCTTTTGGTGATTTAACTCAAAGTCTTGCTGAAGATGGTGGGTTAATGGATATTCTTAATAGTATTGTTGACCTTGCTACTGTTGCTGTTGAGAAATTTAATGCATTAACCCCTGAACAAAAAGGAAATATTGCTAAAGGTGCTATTGGTACTGCTGCTGCAGTTGGAGCTGTTACTATTTATAAAGGATTACAAGGAACTACTATGGCTACTCCATTATTTGTTTGGGATGTTAACCCTGCATCTAGTGCTGGAGCTGTTGTTGCTGGTGAAGCAGTTATTGTTGGTGAATCTGTTGCTGGTGGTGGTATTGGCGCTACTACAGCTGGTGGAGGATTAGGAGCTGCTGGTATTGCAGCAATAGGAGTAGGAATTGCAACTAGTATTGGAGCATTATTATTAAGTAAACCACTTGCAAAAGAAGTTGGTGGTAGAGCAG